AGCCGACTAGTCAATGGATTAGATTGGCTAATGAATTATTGCAGGCTAATTTCGATCATAAAAGAATATATTTCGCATCTCGCGCAATTGATGATGCATATAACGAACAGAGGAATAAAAAAATACCAATTCAAGATCTTAAATTTTTAAGAACCTCTCAAAGTTTGGAGCGTCAAACTAATGCAGCGAAAATGATTGATTTTGTAGAACACCAGTTCGATATGATTAATTTAGTTAAGTCTCAGTGTGCATTAATTCAGATAACCACTTCTGCTGGAGGCACGCAAACTTTTGATCTACCTCCAAACCTGAAGAGGCAAACTGGGCCAGAAAAAGCAAGAAAAGACTCTTATTCTGCGTTAGTGCTTGGAAATTGGATGGTTAAGCTTTATTATGATATAATGAATGTTAAGGCAGAAAACGTAAATTATACATTTACTCCCATGTTTATAAACTAAGTGTATCTTACGTAAATGTC